CTGCAGCGATTGTTACAACACAAGACCAAGCGCAAAGTACTGGCGTATGGTTTGGCCCATCTAAACAAATTTTGTTTCAGGGTTTACCTATTCGTTGGGAAGATTGCGTACAGTTTTTAAGCCCTATTCAGGGCCTTATTTACACCGGTGCAACGTCAGTAGATACCGCGCTTAAGTTGGAACAGGCCCGTAACCGAAACGCGAGCAGTTTGCAGCCGGCCGTGACGCTTCGCCAAGTTGGTGGCGAGCCTATGAGTCCACAAGAGTTGCGAGATTTGGCCGCGGCCTATGATGAGGCGCGTTTTGCGTCGGCCACAAGTGCGGTAAACGAATTTGTAGAGGTAATCCCAAACAATGCAACCCCGGACAAAATGCTACTTATTGACGCTGCCGAATATCAGGCTAAAGAAATTGCGCGAATTGCAAACGTACCGGCGTACCTTGTTTCCGTTTCTATTGGTAACTATTCGTATGTTTCAAGTAGCGAAGCGTCGCGAGACCTTTACACGTTTGGCGTAAAACCGTACATTGACTGCATACAAGAAACCCTTAGCGCGGATAACGTGCTACCACGTGGCACCGGTGTTATGTTTGATATTGAAAGTTATTTATCAAACGAATACAACACAAACGTAGAAGTACAAGAAACGCCCGAAGAATTGAGGCAAAGCAATGCTTAGATTAACCCCACAAGAGTTAAAGATTGACGCCGCGCAAGGTGACGCGCTGCCACGTCGTACCCTTGCCGGCGTCGCCATTGAATACGGCGTAGACGCGGTAGTGAGTGACGGGCAGAAAGTGCGCTTTGAAAAAGGCGCGTTGCCGCTAGAGGGCAAAAACCCCAAAATGTACCTCTACCACGACAGTACGCAGCCCATAGGCGTCGTTTTCAGTAGGACTGAAGTAGATAATTACGTAATGTTTGAGGCCAAAATTAGCGAAACCATGCTAGGCAATGAGTCTTTACAATTAGCCATGGACGGCGTTTTAGATAGCCTTAGCGTTGGTGTAACCCCCGAAGAATTTAGTTTTGATGAGGCCGGCACCATGGTAGTTACCAAGGCGTCGTGGCAGGAATTGTCACTACTCCCATATGGCGCGTTTGAGGCTGCCAAGGTAGAACGGGTGGCCGCGAGTATCCACCAAAACGAAAACGAAGTAGAGTTAAATGTAGAACAGGACACAGAAAAGGAAGTAACCGATATGTCAAACCCAGTAGAAACCCCTGCAGTAGTTGAGGCTTCAACAGTACAAACCATTTATGCGCAGCCGCGTAAATTGCGTTTGCCTAGCACCTCTGAATACATTGCAAGTTATGTTCGCGGCGGTGCAGATTTTGCACAACTAAACGCAAACATTAACGCAGCACGCATTGAAGCAGCACCGGGCGCAGCGCCTTACATTAACACCGAGTCAACCCCGGGTATTTTGCCGGAAATTATTACCGGCAGCGTTTACGACGGGCTTAACCCTATTCGTCCTTTCGTAACGGCTATTGGTACACGCGCAATGCCAACCGCAGGCGCAACTTTCCGCCGTCCAAAAATTACAACCCGCCCAACTGTTACACAACAGGCCGCACAGTTTGACCCGCTTAACGCGTCAACCGTTGTAGTTTCAAATAACGACATTTCAAAATTAAGTTTTGGTACATACGTAACGGTTTCCGAACAAGACCTTGATTGGTCAGACCCATCTAGCATTGACATTATTCTTAACCAGTTGGCTATCGCTTACGGTCAAGCCACCGACAACTACGCCGTAGACACTTGTCATGCAGCAATTACACAAACCGCAAGCGTGGCCGACACCGCAAAAGGTGCCGATTGGGTAGCAGCAATTTACGACGGCGCCCGCCAAATTTCGGCTTCGTCAAACTACCTACCAACCCACATGGTTGTAACGCCTGCAAGTTGGGCAGCCCTTTCGTCAAGCGTTGACAATTCAAACCGCCCAGTATTCCCATACACGGGCGCACCTAACCTTATGGGTCAAAACGCTGCCGGCAATTCGTCAGCAACAACATGGAACGGCAACCCGCTTGGGTTGGTGTTGGTCGTTGACAAAAACACGCCCGGCTCTTTCATGGGTCACGCTGCCGGAGCCGCCGCAGGCTTTGAATTCTACGAACAGCAAAAAGGCGCTATCAGCGTTGAAGTACCGGCAACACTTGGCCGTACGATTGCTTTCCGTGGTTACGCTGCCGGCTTTATGGCAGACGCAACCAAGTTTGTTAAATTCGTTTGATAACCGAAAGGTAGGCCTTTATGGCCGTCTATTCGGTCACACAAAAGTATTTAACCGATAACTACGCGGTTGTAGTACTACTAACTAACGCAGACCCTTTAGAGGTTGGACAGTCCGTAACTATTGCGGGTGTTGACGCGACCTTTAACGGTACCTATACCGTGGTTGCGTTACCGCAGTATTATTTTACTGGCGTAGACGACCAAGGTTTCTTTCACTACGACATTGAAGCCCCTATTGCTAATCAGGTTTTATTTGCTAAGACTGCAGACAATGTAAACGTTGTGGCGGCTGCCGGTACGTTGACTACTACCCCTACGTGCACGTGGGTAACCGCAGACAGTCAAGTAGAGGATTGGCTAGGCATTGGTACCGCTACTGCAGCCGACCAAGCATTTATAACCCAATGCCGTCAAGCCGCTAACGAATTTGCGTACAGGCGCAGAGCCGAGGCGGGCTACCGCAACGAAAGCCTAAGCACCGTACCTAACCCGTCGGTACTACTTGGCACTATTGCTTATGCCGGTTTCTTGTATAGGCAGCGCGGTTCGGTTACAGACTTTGCCAGTTTTGACGGATTAGCCGCCGGTGGGTCTATGGGTCTTAGCCCAATGATTAAACAACTATTAGGCGTAGATAGGCCGGCGGTTGCGTAGTGCCTGTTGCATACACCGACCTATTTAACACGGCCTTAGACAACCTTACAGCCACGTTACAGACCGTTACAGGGCTACAGGTAGTCAACGACCCGCGTAACCTTGTGCCGCCTTGTGCCTTTATTGACGCGCCGTCGTTTGTGGCATGGAACTACAACATAGTTAAATTGACGTTCCCGGTACGCCTTATTACCCTTGGCCCGGGCAACTTGGACGCCCAACGCAGCCTTATGAACATGGCGGCAAAAGTGTTGGCTAAAAACGTTGCTGTAACAGACGGACGCCCAACTATTGCCATAATCGGCGGTAGCGAAATGGCCGCCTATGATTTAACTATAGAAATGCAAGCCCAAACAAGTTAGGTGCCTATGTACATTATTAAAAGCCCCCGCCTAGGTGTTGTTGGTACAGAGTTTGTACCCAAGCCGGGTATACAGGTTGCCGGCCTTATTTGGGGCGGTTTTATTATTGAAGTCGCAGACGAAGCAACAGACGAAGTAAACGACGAAGTATCCACACTGGCACCTAAAAAAAGTGCTAAAAATAAGAAAGCAACGAAAGAGGATTAAACACCATGGCTACAAGCACTTACCTTTCCAACCCAGTAGTAACCGTTAACGCGGTAGACCTTTCCGACCAATGCACGGCGGCAGTATTTACGCAGCGCTATGACCAACTGGAAAACACCACGTTTGGTAAAACAGCACGTACCTACCAGTCAGGCCTTGGCAACCATGAAGTAACCCTTACCCTTTACCAGTCGTACGCAGTTTCGGAAACTTTCGCGACATTGGAAAACGTAGTAGGCGGATTGGTAACCGTAATTGTTAAGCCTGCAGTTGGTGCAGATAGCGCAACAAACCCGGGCTTTACCCTTACTGGCGCATTGCTAGCAGAATTTCCCGTAATTAACGCAACCATGGGCGAATTGTCAACCATTGACGTAACATTCGTTGGCGGCGTTTACACCGCAGACGTAACAGCATAACTAGCGCCGAATAATCGGCCCGACACGAAAGAGGCAAGTAATGCAATTAACGCTACAAGTAACCAACCAAGACGGCGCGTACCAAGTAAGCACCAACCTCTTTACGGTTGTGTTGTGGGAACGTCGTTTTAAACGTAAAGCCGCCGATATGGCTAACGGCATTGGTGTAGAGGATTTGCTATTTCTAGCATGGGAAGCAAGCAAGCAAAATAAAATAGTTGTACCGGCCGATTTTGACACCTACTGCAGACAGGTAACCAATGTAGAGGTTGTGGAACAAGAGGCCTCAAACCCTACCCAAGCGGCACCTACCGACGACAACTAGCAGAATTGCTAGTAGCAACAGGTTGGGCGCCGCATTGGTACTCACAAGCGTTTGACACACAAGACCTTTTAACGGTGGCTAAAGTTTTAGGAGAGAAAAACAAAAGGTAACCGTTATGGCGCAACCAATTTATGAAGTTAAAGGTATTCAAGAAACCTTGGCAGCGCTTAACAAAATAGACCCGACATACCGGCGCGACGTAACCAAACGAATTAGGCGGGCAGGTGAACCAATGGTGCAAGAAGCCCGGCAAATGATTACAACCATTTCAGGCGTTAAGGGTGCCCCGCTTTCCGGTATGCGTCGCGGCAGCCTCATTAAAGGCAAAGAAATTACGTGGCGTACAGACGCCGTACAAAAGGGTTTTAAAATAAAAGTAGGCGTACGCGCAAGCAAAGAACGGTACGTCAACTTTGCGCGGTTTACAGACGGCGTACAGACACACACAGAGCAAGTACCGTTTGGTTCTAAGCCCTACAAACTTATGGTTATGCAACAGGCAGACGCCGCAGGTGCTATCTATGACCATGCCGGGCGTCGTGGCAGTAGCAAATTTATTACCAACCTAAACGCAGAGGGCGGCGGAGAGCAACCCCGCGTAATTGACAAGGCCGTAGAGAATAACAAGCCCGCAGTACAAAGCGTTGTACAGTCAGTTATCGCAGACGTTGAAAAGAAAACAAACCGCACGTTAAAGAAAAGGTACAAGTAATGGCTATAAATATCCCAATTATTACAACGTTTAGTGATAGTGGGTTAGCCGCCGCAAACAAGAAAATTAGCGCGTTTGGTAAAGAATTTCCGGGTATCGGGCTTGCCATTGCCGGTGTTACCGCAGCCATTGGCGCTGTTGGTGCTGCCGCATATTCCGCCGTTCAAAAGGCCTCAAACCTAAACGAACAGATAAGCAAAGCCGGCGTAATTTTCGGGGAGTCAAGTAAAGAAGTAGAAAACTTTGCCCGAACCGCTAACCGGACGTTAGGTCTTTCAACTACAGCCGCGCTAAACGCCGCTACAACCTTTGCCACGTTTGGTAAGGCAGCCGGACTAGCAGGCCGTGACCTTGTAGATTTCTCTACCGACTTTGTAACCCTCGCGTCGGACTTGGCCTCGTTTAACAATACAAGTGTTGACCAAGCCATTAACGCTATTGGGGCCGCGCTACGTGGTGAAAGCGAACCGCTACGCGCTTACGGTGTTTTGCTTAACGACGCAACGCTAAAAGCCGAGGCAATGGAATTGGGCATATATTCCGGCACCGGTGCACTAGGGCAACAGGCCAAGATTTTGGCAGCGCAAAGCGCCATTTATAAACAAACCGGAGACGCCCAAGGCGACTTTGGACGCACAAGCAAAGGGTTAGCCAACCAACAAAAGATACTTAGCGCAACATTGGAAAATGTCCAAACCAATTTGGGTATGGCGCTATTGCCTTTGTTTATTAAGGTTGTACGTTTTTTTAACGAAAAGGTCACGCCCGCCATTGAGGAAGTCGCTAACGCGTTTGGCGAACAGGGCCTAGTTTTCGGCATACAGGTTGCGCTTTCCAAAATGGGTGAAGCCGGCCCAATTATCGGGAACTTCTTTAAAGCCTTTTCCGTTGCAGTAGCCAACACAGTAAACGTAATTTACAAACTTGTTAAAGCATTACAAGCCGTCTTTTATTTTGCTA